GGCTGGCGCGGCCGTCTGCAAATTGATGTGATAGCTGGTAACGCCACGGTCTTCAATGCCTCGGGCAAGGAGATCGACCTGAACCAGTACGCCTGGATTATTCACGAGCGATATTCGAACATGAAGCCGGGTAAAAAGACCCTGGAAAAGATGGCGGCCAATCCGCAGCATCTGATCGGCGAGCGATTTCTCGAACGCGCATCGGAGGAGGAAAAGAGCAAGCTGAGAAATAATATCATTCTGGACATCACCAAGATCATCGCCGGTGCAACCAAGGGAATTGGATCATGATTTACGACATTCTGGAGGAGAAAATGGCCGGTGTCGGCCTGATCCGCGGCAAGGGAATTGGATCATGATTTACGACATTCTGGAGGAGAAAATGGCCGGTGTCGGCCTGATCCGCGGCAAGAGCCTGTTTCGCAATTTTATGCCTGCCGAGTGTGAGATCGGCGCGATGGTCAGAACGCCGCTCTCCGGCATTCCCATTGATCACGAGATCCGGGGTTGGCATCGTGCGCGGCTCCAGGTGATCACCAGGCACAATGATCCAGTTGAGGGATACACACTGGCGCTGCTGCTCTCCAACGCACTCACGGTCGAGCTGCGTGAGAATTACGCGGCATCTGCTGAGCGGGGCAGGGCGCATATCACCCTGCTTCTGCCAGAGACTCTTCCGGTTCAGTTCCCACGGCTCGATGGCAATGGCTACGAGTTCTCGCAGCAGTTCATGGCAGCCTTCGGTTTGAGCTGATTAGCCATCTGGCTTTATAGCTATATTCACCGTTGTAAGATTATTCCGGCTCTGTTATGTTACGTCAATAATTACTTATTTATGCAGGAGCATAGGTTATGCCATCGTCCACTGAAAACGTAAAACTGGGCGTATGTCACGCCATTTTTGATGGCGACGATCTTGGTTATACCAAGGGCGGCGTCGAAGTAGAGGTTTCGACCTCGACCCATGAAGTCACTGTTGATCAATTCGGCGAAACGCCGATCGGCGAGCTGATTATCGGTCGTACCGTCAAGGCGACAGTTCCGTTGGCCGAGACGACACTGGACAATTTGATCGCAACCATGCCGGGTTCAACCCTGATCTCTGACGGTACCAGAGCAACCGGTACTGTGACCTTCGCATCAACCGCACCGATCAATAACGATGCCCTCAAGGTTGGTGATGTCACCTTTACCTGGCGCACCGTTCCTGTGACCGTCTATGATCTTCCCATTGTCGCTACGTTCTCTCTCGCAGCCGCTGCTTTTGCTGCGGCTGTAAACGCCTCGCCATGTGGTTATACCGCAACCGTCGCCGCTGGTGTTGTTACCATGAATGCGCGCACGCGCGGTACTGTCGGTAATATTACCCTTGTTAAAACGGGTGGTACCAGCTTCACCGTCGTGAATCCCAACGGTGGAATTAATCCCACCAAGGCAAAAGTCGTCGTCGCAACCGGCGTGAACCTGAACCTGCTCTCTTTTGCGAAAACTCTGGTTTTGCGTCCTCGCGGTACGACCGGTGAAGATGATTTCGTCATTCACAGGGCTGCCACCGCTGGCGCTCTGAACTTCAGCTATATGCTGGAAAACGAGCGCATCTACTCGACCGAGTTCAAGGGTTACGTCGCCGCTGACGGTTCCCTGTTTACCGTCGGTAACTCGGCCGCATAATCGTTCTGGGTGGCGCCCTGAGTGTCACCCAGTTTTCTTTTCCTCTCAAAGAGAAAATCATGACTAAGATTATCAATCTGGACGCCGTTTCTACCGAACCTGATCTCGCCATTGTGGTTGATGGAAAGCGGCATGATATGGTGAAACCCACCATGCAGAACTTCATCGACAACATGAAGCTGGTCGAAGAGCTGGGTATGAACCCCTCTCCGGTTAAGGAAATGGAAAGCGGTATCGTGATTATCCGCCGTGCCTTTCCAACAATCACCGAGAAAGACCTTCTTGGTTGGACGCTTGAGCGCGTGCAGATGCTGGTCGATCTGGCTCGTAGCTCTGCGGGTGAAATCGTCACCGCTGATTCTGAGGAAGCAGCCTCGGGAAACGACCTCAAGGCGAGCTGAAATCCTACGATCTTGGATTTTTTCTTGCCAAAGTTCTAAGAAGTTACGGTCTGTCTTTTGATGATCTAATGGCCCTCACCCCGCGTTGTTTCTGGTTTCTTCTGAACCAGGTTGATCGACTAAGGGCTGAAGAGTGTTTGATGCAAATGCAGATAGCTGCCGCAGTGGGAAGTCAGAAATCCTTCGAAACAACCCTGACTTCTCTGCAAGGCCAGATAGGTCAGATCTTTGTCTGGGATCAGGCGGAAGTTCCGGCAGTTCTAAGGGTGGATCCTGATACGGGTTTGGATCCGGAATTTGATCGAGAAGCCCTGCGTGCTCTTAAAGCGCGTCACTCTGCTGGTTAATGTATGTAACTACTGACTTAGGTAGAATGATATGAGCGGTATTCGGGTCGAACTTACACTCTCTGATGGGTCTTTTGCCTCTGGCCTGCTTCGCGCAGGCCAGAGCCTTGACTCCTTCAATCGGGAGTTGATGCGACTCGATCCTAACTTCCGTCGGGTTATGACCACTCAGGGTGGCTTTATAAGAAGTTCCGAGAGGGTTAACGCGAACAGTCGCACGCTGCTTAGTACGATGCGTGATCTTTCCATCGTTGGTGGTGCCTTGGCACTCGCCTTCAGTGCTGTCACCGGATCTGGTGGTGGTCTGATTGGTAGCATTGTCAAGATCAACGCCGACATGGATCGTCTCAAATTTATGATGTCGTCTATGTCAACCGCTTCCGATCCGATGCGGGAAGCGGCAGAAAACGTAGATTATCTTCGTAGAAAGGCCACCGAGGTACCTTTCTCGCTGAAAGAGATTTCAACCAGTTTTGCAAAGTTAAAGGCTACTGGTACAGATCCCATGGCTGGCTCGCTTGATGCCTTGGCCGATGGCATCGCCGCCTTTGGTGGCACGGATGAACAACTGCACCGTGTAACACTGGGTATCACTCAGATGTCCGGTAAATCTGTAATCCAGATGGAAGAAATGCGGCAGCAGCTTGGTGAATCCATGCCGAATGCGATGTCGATTATGTCGCGCTCAATGGGTGTCTCCATTGCGGAGTTGACCAGTGCTATCTCTACGGGTCGAGTTCAGGCAAAGCCCGCGCTTGAGGCCTTCTACGCTGAGCTTAACCGTACTTATGGCGGTGCGGCTCAAAGAATGATGAACACCTTCTCCGGGCAGGTAACTCAGCTTCAGGCAAACCTTCAGCAGCTGGCCACCGGAACAGGTCTGAAGAACTTTGTCGATGTCACTCTGAAGGATTTGATTAAGGAATTTAACGGGTTTCTTCAGACCGATCAGGCAAGAGCCTTTGCTGATGGTTTTGGTAGTGCCTTGTCTACAGTCGCTACATCCACAGCGAACGTGCTTAAAACCTTGTATAAGTTTCGTGAAGAGCTTCTGTTTATCGGAAAGATGCTTGCGGCTGGTATTGGTATAAGACTTCTCGCCGGTGCCTTCGCGGGCGTTCAACTTGCGATAGCCGCGACAAAACTATCCCTGATAGGTCTTAATGTTGGTCTGGTTGGTGTTGCGGCTCAGTTCAACATGATGATGATTCGTGCACGATCTGGCGCCGGTGCTCTTTTGGTATTTTCAGCTGCCGCGCGCACCGTTGGTGCATCCATGCTGGTTATGGGCACAGCCTTTGTTGCGTTTGCACCTCTAATTTTAGCCCTTGGTACCGCCGTTGCGATTGCCGGTGGTCACTTCGGAATCTTCAAGAACAAGGTTGCTGAGGCTTATGATGGGCTAAGAGAGTTCGGTGCTGAAAGCCGCGCCCAGGCCAGTGAATTATCAAAGGACCGCGAACAGCAAATCCGCGATAACATTGCGTCCCTGATAGAACAGCGCGACGCTGAAACTCGATTGTCCAAAAGCCCCTTTATGGGTGGCTCTGGTAATGTTCAAGAGCAAGGTATTCGTAATGAGTTCTCGGAAAAGATCCGTATTCAGAATGAGCTTCTGGCTGAAGTTCTTGGCGAACGTCCCGATCTGATCACCAAGTCTGGAGAGCGCGAGCGTGCGGCTCGAAACGCTGTCTTTGGGCGCGCTATCGATCAGACAAATGAAGCGGCGCAGCAGGAATACAACCGTGTGGTTATCGCCGCATCGGATCGAATGACTGCTGAGCTGGAAATTATGGAGACCACCGGCCGCGCTCGCCTTTCGATCAATGACGAATATCAGGCCGCCCTGCGAGATGCTCGTATCAAGCTGTCTGAAGAGGAACTCAAGACTCTTACCGATCTTGCCGCAAAACAGAATGCCATTCTGAGTAATCCAATTTCAACCCAGGTTGAGACGGAAGGGGCAAATGATTCTCTTGGATTTATAACTGAGCGCCTGAAGTCTGTGAACGCCGAACTTCTGGCCGCGCGTGATATCAAGTTTGGTATCAATCTTGGTCCAGAGATCGAAGATGTGAGCGCTAAGATGGCTCGCGGCGCCAAGATTCTCAACGATATGGAAGATGAGATCGCTGGTATCGAGGCATCTCTTTCCGGCGCGGGCGACGATTATGCAATTTTGCTTGCAAAGATAAATCGCGGAGATTTCGGCACCTTTGAAGAGGGTGGTCAGGCTGTTCTGGATATTATAGACAATCTTATGGAGGCTGCGACTCGTAAGGAAAAGCTTGATCGCCTTCTGAAGGCTCGTGTCGATGGGCGCAGAAATCTCGACAGTACGACCGAAGACATAGCCGGTATTGAGGCAGAGATCGCCGGTACCGGTAATGCGGTTGCGACTTTGCAGTATCAAATTGACCGCGGTGACTACGGCACTTTTGCCGAGGGTGGTCAGGCTGTTCTTGACCTTCATGAGAATATGCTGACCGCAGCCAAGTCAAAGGAAAGACTGGATCGTATTCTCAAGGGTGGTGATGCTGGTCGCAAGACACTCGAGGGTCTTCAGAAGGATGCCATTGGTCTGAAGGCTTCACTCTCCGGTGCATCCAGTGCCACCGCGGAAATGCTTGAGATGATCCGTCGTGGTGACTTCGGCTCGATCGAAGAGGGCGGGGATAGTGTCAGAAGGCTTCATGAGGCCCTTCTGGATGCCACCAGACAAAAAGAAGCCCTCGATGAGCTGATGGAAGGTCAGAACCGCGCAGAGGCGGATCTGGAGCGTGCTCGTACAAATGTCATCGAGAAGCAGCTTGAGCTGAAGGAGCGCGCCATGGGGCGCGAACTGACAGAGGGCGAACGTATTCAGATGCGCCTCGATGAGGGGATTTATGCTGGTCTAGGCCCGATCGAAAACATTCGCAGAGCACTTCAGGGTGTTATCGGTGCGATAGATATTCAGGGTGATGCTGCAAATCGTGCTGGCGAGGTTCTTCGAAACAACACCTTCGGCGCACAGACCATCCAGAGAATAGACGATACCACCGCGGCTATGGAGCGGCTGGTAAATTCTGTTTCTGGTCTTGGATCTATGCTTCAGGGTGTGGATTTTGCAAGCTTCGGATCGTCGATGCCCAAGGGTGGTATGATCATCAATCACAACTTTGGTGGTGACATTAAGGATTTGATCGGTGCGGCCGAGGGTACAGACAAGGGCAGGGGCTATAACGAAACCCTGGGATACGGCGCCTTTACAGGTGGTGATGTCACTCTGGTTAACAAGACGCTTAACGAAATTCTCGCAATTCAAAAGAGTATGCTCTCGCATCCCAACAATAGTTTCAACTCTTCGGCGCTTGGCCGGTATCAGATCGTTTCGAAGACTCTTAGAGGGTTGATGAAAGAGATGGGCCTCACCGGTGGCGAGATGTTCTCGCCACAGATGCAAGATGCCATGGCTGACCGCCTTCTGGCGCGTCGCGGTGCGAACGTCGATGGTCTTAGGAATGAGTGGGAGGGTCTGCGTCGTGTGGATCCCAAGGTTATCCTGGATACCTTTGCGAGATCATTGAACACCAATACCAAAGGTATGGATCCGTTCAAGTACAATACCATAAAGCCGACGGTACAGGACACCACAACCTCAAACGCGATATCTGTACCGCCAGTGTACGATGCTTCGATTTCAAACGCCAAACTTCTCGAGATGGAAGCAAATCGCGTTCGTAAAACCCAGGAGCTTGCGGCTGCAGCCGCAGCTATCGCAGAACGGGAAAGAGCAAATCAGAGTCTTGAGCAACAACAGAACGCGTCCGATTATCTGGATGATCTATTGCGCAAAACTGAAGCCGCGGGTTTATCGACTGAAGAGTTGGGTAAAAACCACGCAGCATTAATTGAGGCGATAAAAAGCGGCTCGCTTCTTTCCAGTCGTGATGTTGATGATCCTGCTTATGTAAACCTGATCGCTCAGGCGAAAGAGCTGGATAGGATCGAGGCAGAAAGTGGAAAACGTCGTGAGGCGGCCCGTGACTACGAGCGCGAGAGTTTGTCCTTTGAGCGTGAGAAGGCGGAAGTAGCCAAAAAGATCGCTGACGAACGCGCACGCGCGGACAATCCCGATTACGTTGCAGAAAGCTCCGCGATCCAGGGTCTTATTCGCGATATGGATAAGTTGGCAGAGAGCGCGCGTTTGGCTTTCGGTGAGGATAGTGAACAGTATAAGCAGGCTCTGAGCGCCAAGTCTTCCGCGCTTCAGCAGCTTCGCCTGTCAGAGGCAACCTCGCGTCGTGCCGATCTGGAAGCCGAGAAGCGTGATATCCAGGACAGTCTGCTTTCGGAAACACAGCTTCGGTCTGTTAATCTTCAGCGCAAAATGGCGGAGATCGACAGTGTTGCCGAGGCTATGCGTCAGGCTGGTGAGAGTGAGATCGAGATCACCCGCTGGGTCGAGGAGCAAAAAGCGGTCATTCGAGCCCAGCACAACGCTGAAGCATCGCCCATGTCCAAAATGCTTGGACAGTGGATGGATCTTCAGGGCCAGCTTACACAAAAGACCGCAGAGTGGACAGATAGCCTTGCGACCGGTGTCGCCGGTCTAATCACCGGTACGGGAACTTTGAAATCATCAGTGCAGGGTATCATCGGTGATATCTCCCAGATGGCTGTGAAATATATGATTGCTCAGTCCAAGCAGGGTAAGACGGGGCCGAAGGCTTCAAAGGGTGGTTTGTTTGGCTTCATCGGTAAGTCGATCATGGGTTCGGTTGGTGTTCCCGCTGTACACACCGGCGGCATCGCAAGCTCCAGTCGTCTGAAGCAGCGCAGGGTTGC